AATAATTCTCCCCGCCCCTTATTCTGCGTACACGCTCTCGATCAGCGCACACAGCTCCGTGTACTGCTCGTCCGTGATGCGACCCACGGCGTAAAACACGTCGCACTTCTGCTGCGCCTCCTCACGGGTCTTGTAGAACCGCTTGTTGATGAGCTTCGTCATAATGTTGTACATAGTCGTTCTCCTTTCTTAACCGATGGTGTTCATATCCGCCTGATAGATGGTTTCCACAGCCTCGCCCAGCTGCTGCGTCAGGCTGTCTATCTCGTTGTTGGCTTCCTCCAGTGCCGTCAGCACCTCTTTGCCGTCACGGTAGAACTTGCCCTCCGTGTACGTGTCGCCCATGCCCACCGGCCTGTCACCGGTGTACACGGCGGAGGGAAAAAACTGCTCGTTCCGCTTGTCCATTTCGATGATGTTTGTAACTGTGCCGTTTTCAACCAATGCGTATCTCACTTAATCACGCTCCTTTTGTCAGCGTCACAGGCCCCTCTCCGCTTACGATGTCACCGAAAGAGGTCGCGCCGCCCTCGCTGCCTATCGCCACGTCGTAGGTGCCATCCAGCACCGCCGTGGCACTCTTGCCGTCTGCTGTGGTCACTGTTGCCGGGGTAGGTTTCTCAAAGGTCGCCTGTCCGCTTTCCAGCAGCACAACGCTTCCGTCGTCTCTCATGCTGTGCCTTGCCGTGTAGCTGACCGGGAAGTACACCGTACCCCCGCTGATGCCCATTGCTATGGGTTTTCCTGTAATAGCCATGCAGCACCTCCTTACTGTTTTTTCGCGTTACTCGCCAGCCATGCGCGGAACTCGTCGGAAGCGGTTTCGGAAGTAATTGTCATGCTGATGGGCGGGACGCTACCGACCCAGCTGTTAGTGGAGAAGGTGTACAGAATACTATAACCACTTTGACCAACTACTCGTGTTCTTACAGCATCATTATCGATAATAATGCTGTTAAAATCAGCGCTCCCGGTATTGCTCAATCTAAAATTTAACGATTGAGTAATAGGGCTCTCGGCCTTATACAACCGCTCATTCAGCACCCACGTCCCGGCCAACACGGGTAACTCTGCCGATTCACGGAAACACACGATACCTGAACCACCGGAACCCCCTTGCATACCGAACCAGTAAGACCCAACAGCGCCTCCGCCTCCGCCACCAGTATTAGCGCCGCCCGCACCAGCAACTTGGGTAACATTAGTATCCCACCTGAAACCGCCAGCGCCGCCACCGCCGCTACCACCAGCACTTACAATAGGAGTTGTACTCATCATAGCGCGGCCACCACCGCCACCGCCAGAGTACAATTTACCAGTCGCTTCTCCAAATTCTCTGGTGGTAAACCCCTGTCCAGCACCGCTACCTACAGAAGTTCCGTAAAACCCTTTTTCGCCATCAGAGCCGTCAGAGCCGCCGGTTCCGTAATCACTATTGGAAATAACACCACCGCCGCCACCACTACCACCAGCCCAACCAGAGCTGGCACTACTTGTAGGTGCAGCATTAGTTTTTCTTGCACTTTTACCTCCAGGCACGGTCAGGTCTGTTCCCCAGCCAGAAGAACCGCCGTCCACGTTTGGAGCAGTAGAGCCGTCACCGATGGTTATCTGATAACTTCCCTGACAAGCAACTCGCTTGACAGTTCGCGTGTAACCGCCGCCGCCTCCACCATTAGCCGAGTAATAGGAAGAACCGCTTGTCGCTTCGCAGGCCCCACCACAACCACCGCCACCAACCATAAACACATCAATGACTTTCGGCTCGAGGAACACAATAGTTCCGCTCGTCAGCAGCTCCACCACACCGTCTTTTCTCACCACGTAGTCCCCTGTGTAGGTAAATTTCAGCTTCGGCTTACCACCGGCACAAACAGGGGAACCACATATACTTGCCATATAAACCTCCGTTCCCGACCTCCGAAACGGAGGCCGTGTTTATTCTTTGTGTAGCCTTATGCAGACGATGCCCGAGCCACCAGAGCCGGGGTAAGACACGTAATCCCCCGACACGACTTGCGCTGACCCGCTTCCGCCTCCGCCTCCCCCGGTATTGTCCTGGGCAGAAGTCTGCTGCTTTGCTCCACCACCTTCGCCACCGGACGCATAGGTTGTAGTTGCCGAACTTGCACCGCCAGCTCCGCCACCGGCATAAAGTTTCCCGGTGATTTCGCCAAACTCACGGGTCGTGGTGCCCTGCCCAGTTCCACCGACCTTTGAATTGATGGTAAGCGCGTCATTTCCGTCACTGGCTCCGTCGCCAGGGTTCACACCCAAATTCGTACTTTTTGAACCGCCTACGCCTCCGCCAGAGCCTCCGTTGCCGCCGTTTATTGGAACAGACGCAGATTTTCCGCCCTCTGCCGTATAGCCAAAAGCAACTGTATTACCTCCAGCAGGGCCTACTTTTCCATAGGCTGCTTTGCCAGCCAGAGCAATCCCACCTGCGCCAATTACAACGGAATACTCGACATTTGCTTGAAGCAGCGCTTTTGTGATGGTCTTTGTAAAGCCGCCAGCTCCACCTCCGCCTCCAGCCCACGTCGAATTAAATCTGTTGCTGCTTCCATTTCCAGCACCTCCGCCTCCTACCAAAAAGGCGTCAATGTACGTGTCCTTCGTGACTTTCAGCACACCACTTGTCAGCAGCTCCACAACCCCGTCATCCAGCCGTTCGTTGTACGTTCCGGTGTACTCAAACTCTAATCGTTTAGCAGTACCCCCCCCCCGCAATTTGCGATTTACCGATAATAATCATCGTTAGCTTACCTCCTTTACTTCGTACACCGTCACCTGAACGCTCAGGTCAGCGGTGGGCTTTTCGCCCACAGCGTAGGCGGTGAATGTCCCGTTGTTGTTGGCGATGTAGATAGCGTTGGTGCCGTCGTCCAGCATCTGCTGTATCGCCGTTGCGTCTGCCTGAATGTCCGCCTGACTGGTGGCCGTTCCGCCCGTGATGGTCACGCCCTGGGTGTAGGGGCTTGCGCTCCCTGTCCAGCTTGCCGCCGCCAGCGTCAGCGATAGCTTCTTGTCCGTTGCCTTGCCCGCCACGGCGTTGATGGCCTGAGAGGGCGTAGCCGTTGCCGGGTCAAGCCCAAGCGTTTCCGCCACCTCGTCCGTCAGCAGCGTGGACTTGTTCAGCGGCGTGCCCTCCGTGGTGGGGTTGTCCTGCCGGGTCATGTCGTACACGTTGTCCTGCCCGGAAACAGGCGTGAGCTTGACGCGGCCAGGATAAAGGGAAATTCTGTCCTGCATATCTGCTCCTTTCCAAAAAAGATGGAGCCGACTACGTTCCAATAGTCGGTTCCTATTGCCCTTTCCCGTGCCCCGATTGGCCGGGAGTAACGTTTATTATTTGATTTCGTTGGAGTACAAGTCTCCCGAGTAAAACCACGACTTGGCTATGTTCTGCACAAGCTGGTCTACCAGTACGAGGATACTTTCAATGTCGTTGGCCTTTCGATAGTCCAGCGGCATTGTCGGCACCTTTGGGGTATCAGATGGAATAGGCAGCGCATTGCGTATTTCTGCGATGTCCGCGAGGTACTGGTCGATGTCCGTCTGTGTGGGAATGTCCGTTTCCGTCCACCCTTGCTTTGCCGTCACCGTCACGCTGTAGCCGCTGGCCGCTAACTCCTCTGCAACATACAGCACAGCTCCCGCAACGCGGTTCAAATCTGTGTAATTGTACGACCCCTTGTTGTCGCTCAGGAGAAGCACGTCCGCCGGGGTGCCGCGCCCAGCCTCTATTCGACTGAGCGCGGCTATCACGCCATCCACGTCTGCTTGCGTTCTGTCCGTAATAAGGGACAGCATACCGTAGTTAAGGGTAAACTGGTAACTGGCGCTTGTGCCCGCCGCGTTGATAGCCGTCAAAGATACGGCGTACTTTTCATCTGAAGCACGGTCTACCGTGGCTTTCCACGCTTCGCCGTCCAGCGTCCACACGTAGTCCTTGCCGTTGACCGAACCAGACACGTAGACGATTGCGGCGGGGAGCGATACGCGAATATCTCTGCTCAAGCTATCACCTCTTACTCAATGGTAACACTAATGACCATCGTCTTACCGGTGTCGACCGGGTTAGGCGTAATGGTCGCTGCTTTGATCTTCGGCACAGACGTGTCCAGCGTGACCGTCCGGGTGACGGAGCTTTCCTTCCCTGCCGCGTCTTTTGCCTTGACAATGATGGTGTTGCTGCCCTCTTTCAGCGTAACCACCTTGGAGAAGGTGCCGCCGGTGCCCACAGGTACTGCCCCCTGCTCCGTTCCGTTCAGGGAGATGGTAATGACCACAGGAGAGGACGTTGCATCGTTGGTAGTACCGGCCACAGTGACAGAAGAAGCCGCCGTAATAAGGCCGTCAGCAGGAGATGTTACGTTCAGCGTCGGAGGAACAGTATCCACAGTGTAGGTCGTGGACTTCTCTGTAGCCGCGTTGCCGTCGTGGTCTTTGCAGTTGATGGCCACGGTGTGGCTGCCGTCGCTCAGTGCGGCAGACGGCGTGTAGGTCACGCTGTAGCCATTGGAAATAGCTGTGTGCGTGATGTTCGCCGCCGCTACAGCCGTGCCGTCCTGCTTGACTACCAAGGTGCTGATGTCAACGCCGGAACCGCCGGTTTCATCCGTGATGTTGAATACCACCGGCTGTTTGCTGTTCGCCACATACGCGCCAGCCGTGGGGGACACGATGGTGATAACAGGTGCCACAGTCTCCTTTACCACCAGCTTCAGGCCGTCTACGGTAGATGCGTCCGCGCTGCCCTTTGTGCCCGCTTCGTTTGTTGCTTCGACGGATACGTTGTAGTAGCCGCCTGCCAGATTGTACGATGTTTTCCCCGGAGCGGTAATGGTCGCTTCCCATTTCCCGCTTGCGGAGTTCAGCGTCAGGTCGTATGTCTGGCCGTTGATCGTCGCTTTTACTGTCTTGATTGCCATTTATACCTCCCCGGCGTAAATATCGCCGCAAAAGAAATGATATGCTTGTGGTACACGCGGGTACGGCGTATGGGGGCTTTCGCCCGCATATAGATCGCCGCTGTAGTAGTAGCTTGGGTACACGATGACGGTTTCCTCTATCACCGTTACCTGTAGCTTTACCTTTCCGTTGATGGTCGCCGGGTTCGGCAGCAGTACAGCCGCCGCTATCTTCGGCACCTGTGCTGTATATTCCGCCATCGGTTACACCTCCCCGGAGAACAGGTCGTTGCTGTAATAGAAGTACGGGCTGATGATCCACGCGCCTGTAACTTCCGCGTTGTACACCACCGTGTTGGACAGCTTTATCTCCATCTTGTGAAGATTGCCTGTGGTCAGCAGGCCCCACGGCGTGTAAATGCTCACGCAGTCGCCCAGCTTCTCGCCACCGTATACCACGGTCGCCGTGTTCGTGTCACGCAGCGAATAATACTTGTACAGCCGGTCCGCCACCGCCTGTCCAATCTCATCAGATACAAGAGTTGCCGCCGTGACTTCCTTTACGTTCTCCCGGTCGGATGCGGTCACGTTGGGGTTGATGGCACTGTACACCGTCCTGGTGTCTTTGTACTTAACCCCGTTGATGGTCACGTTGCCGTTGCTGGCTTCTACATAGCTATGCGCCGTCACGTTTACCTTTGTGACCACCGCGCCGGTTGTAACGGAAGATCCGACAAACGTCCGCCCGCGTGGAATAAGAATAGGCTTTGCGGGCTGGTTGAACACCCGAAGCTTGTTCCCGCCGTCTGTTGCCAGACACACGCCCCATGCAAATATGACTTGCTGAATGGCGCTTCGGTTGGTGCCCTTGACAAGTACGCCTGTCAGTGTTGTGTCCTCCACATCGACCGCATACTCCACCTCAAAGGGCTTTGCAAGCGTTTCTAAGAGCGTTTTCGCGCTCACTCCATCAAGGTATGCACCTCCGCTGAACGGCGTGTATTCAAGCACTCCAAGCGCGTCCTGGCACTCTATCACATACACGTTTGCGGACGTGCGTGACGAGTTGTTAATGTAGTATGTCCCCAGATGCCGGTTGTCGTTCCACACCTCCACCGGCTGTTTCAGCTGGAACAGGTAGTCCACGTCTTTCAGGCTGTCCAGCGTCCAGTTCAGCGTGGACACCGGCAGCTCTACGGCGGCTTCGTTCGCCTGGTTTACGATGGATGCGTTGCGTATTTCGTTCATCCCGAATTTACGCACCACGCCCAGCACGATCTCATTGACCCGCGCCCGCCGATGGGGGACTACGGTCTTTTTCAGCGTGACCTCCACCTTGTCAAAGCTCTCTACCCGGCAATCGCAGAAGTACACCGCGTTATCAGGATGAAACGACTGCGCCCGCCGCAGCACCGCACCCTGATACCACGAGATTTCTACCTCGCTGCAATACTCCCCTGTGTCCTCGTCAAAGGTGAGCTGGATGCCCATGCTGGAATACTGCTGTGTAAACGTCATGGTGATTTTGGGCGGGTTGGTAAACTCTCCGCTGTCCCCGGAAACCTCCGTAGACCAAAAGCCTACCTTGTCATCTGCGTACACGCCATCAAAGGTGCCGTCCAGCACCCAGCGGCTCCGTTCCAGCGTGATAAGCTTCCCCGGAACCGCGCCGTGCGGAATTTGGGTAAGGTCTCCTGTGCCGCCGGTGGCGACCACAGTCGCGTCATCCGCCGCGCCTGGGGCTATGTCCTTGTACAGAATAGTCGTTTTAGACATAGGCCACCTCTCAGGGGCGGAGCTGCGCGTCCATCGGGACGAAGTTCACCTCGATCTCGCCCCAATAGTTTACGCCTCCCTCGCCCTTCTCCAAGTCCTGCGACGCACTGGTGTAATACGCTTCATACGCGATGGTGGTCTGGCCGTCTGCCGCTTCCAGCATAACGAAGTCATCCACGCTGTGTTTGTACAGGTAGTCCCAGAAATCGTCCAGTCCCTTGTAGTTGTCGCCGCGCCGGAAAACTGTCAGTTTGTGGCCAAGGTATGTACCGATGATGTCACGCACCATGCGGCCCGTCATTACGCGCCCTGCGTTTTCGCCGTCCAGCACGTTAAAGTTTCGATTGTACTTGGAGATCGCCACATCGGCGTCAAAAGAGATGCCGTTCAGTTTGATGTAGTTCATCCCTGCACCTCCGACAGATTAACGCCGATGCGCGTACCCTCCGCCTTGTTCAGCCGGTACACGACCTTGCCCAGCACGTCCTTGTCCAGCACCAACACGGCTTCATTGCTGCCGCCATAGCCGCTTTCCGCAAGGGCTTGTTTGAACGCCTGCACCATCGTAGCAAGGGGCGTTTCAATGTTCGTCCCGGATTTCTGATCGCCAAGCACTGCCATAAACTCCCGGTTCGGAGGAATGACCGCGCCCTGTGCCAAACGGGGGATTTTAAGCTCGTTTACATGGGAAATATTGATGCCGAAAGATTTACCGCCGATACCAGGAACCCAATCCGGGATCTCAAAGTGTATCTTGTTCAGCTGGTCAATAAGCCAGTTGATACCCTTGATGATGAGGTTTATAGCCGCCTCAAGAGTGCCGACGATGGTATTCCAGATGCCCCGGAAAATTTCTTTGATACCTTCCCACGCTTTTTTCCAGTCCAGCGTAAACACGCCGGTCAGAAACTCAATAAGGCCACCGAAGATTTGCTTCATGCCCTCGACTACGTCATTGACGTAAGTTTTCGCCAGCTCTATCAACTCATGGAACCTACCATTTGTGCTTTCGTCAAGCCAGTCAAGCAAACTTGTCAGCCCCAGTTTGAACCAGTCAAAAACGCCCAGGACAAATGTCTTTACGCCGGTGAGCATTTGAATGACAGACTGTTTCATTTTCTCCAAGTCAAACGTAAGGATCCCGGAAATAAGTCCCAACGCTCCCTGCACAATGTCCTTAATGCCGGTCAACATATCTCCTACCGGAGTACCCGCAAGACCGCACTTTTCTATGATGGTGTCTATGATTGCTCCAAAGATATACCCCACAAAGTCCAGCAAATCGGCCAGCAAAATACGGGCGTGGTTTACAAAGTTGATGATGTTGTCCAGCGCCGCGCCCCAATCGCCGGAAAATACATTTCCGATAAACCCGGTGACGTCTTTAAACAGGTTTACAATGTCCTGCCCAATCTTCTTGAGCTTGTCCGCGATTTTATCAAGAAATGCAAAATTTGCCGCCGTGCTGAAATCAGGTAGAATAATACCGGACCCGCCGCCGCTTTCACCGCTTAACTTGTTGATCTCGTCAAACGACGCAAGCTGCTTACTGGCAGACTTTGCCGCGCCGCCCACGCCTTTATATGCGTTTTTCTGGTCATTCAAGGATTTTGCCGCATTGGCGCTTTCTTTTGCCGTTGTTCCAAATAGGGCGGATACAATATTCGCGATAAACGAAACCACCGTAGCCAGTACCTTAACCAGCGCAGTAAACGCCGGGATGATGATCTGCACAAGCGGCTGTGCCAGCGTCAGCAGCGCACCCTTGAGCTGCGCAATAGCGTCTCGTGCTTCGCCGTTTACGGACACCACGTCCGCCAGCCAATCCCGCAGGGCCGCCAATGCACGGGCAATGATGGTAAACACCAGCGCCCGCTTTGCCAGCATTTTTACGCGCTTTGTGAATGCCTCCATGCCCTGGGATGCTTTGTCTAACCCTTCTTGTATCTTTCCTGCGTTCCTGCCGGTATTGCCAAGCTGCTTACCTAACTCACCGGCCTTTGCTTTCATTCGGTCAAGCTCCGCTTCTCCCTCACGGATAGCGGCGTTTTGCTTGTCCAGTTTGTCATTCATGGCGTTCCATTCTTTTTCCATAGACGCTACAGCGGCCTCCTGCTGCTTGATAGCGTCGCTGGTAAAGAACTCGCCGCCGCCTTTCATCTGCGCCAGCTTGGCCTTTGCTTCGTCAAGCTGTGCGCCTAAGTTGTTGGCTTGGTTAAACAAAGTATCTCGCGCGGATTTCTTGTTGGTGAGCTTTTCCTGCAGCGCTTCTATTTTCTTTTCCAGCGCATTGAGTTCTTTCTGCGCCTGCTTATCGTCAATGTCGGCCTTGATGATAACGGAGCCGTCCGCGTTTGCCATACAATCACCTACTTTGCTTTACGTCCATCCCTTAATGATTTCTTCCTCAGTTTCCGAGTACCGCCGCTTAATGTCGATAGCGTCACGGTTTCTGCGGTAAAACTCCCTGTCGGCTTTGTCTTTCAGCTTGCCTTTTGCTTTCAGATCGCGTATACGAACGACCTGCGCAAAGTAGCAATCCCCGATTTCTCCGTAGTACGAAAGGAACGTCCACCAGTGCAAATACGGCAGCGCCCGCACCTCTTGCCCCGCTATGCGGTTGATTGGAGCGACAAGCAGGCGGAAGTCCTGTTCCCAATCCATCAACTTGGTTGATTTTTTTTGCGCTTCCTCATTCCCGCCATTGATAAACCAAAAGCACTGTTTTATCGCTTCTTCCATGTGCTCCCCAGGCATCGTGAAAAAACCGGGGTAAAACATTCCCAACACGCCGATGCACTTTTCTTCGCTCGTTAGTTCCACAGCAGACAGCACCGAGAATATGTCCAGTATCACGCGAAAGTCCGTTTCTATTTGGTATTCCGTTCCACACACCTCAAGGCTCGTCGGAAGGTCGTACATCATCTGTGGTACTTGGCCGTATACTTTGCAAGCTTCTCACTGTGAAAAGCCTTTTCACGCTT